CATAACCTGCAGAGTCTTTCGAGCAATGGTTTGGACGAACTTCTCAAAGATCCGGAGTTTCGACTCTGACCGACCGGCGTGCATGGCAGCTCGGTAGGAAACCTCCGTCGCAGACTTAGCCGAGCTCCTGCCTCCGCGCATAGCCTCGTCGCCTGCACCCACCTCGTTAAGCACACCCCTAAGGATGTTGTATGTCCCCAAGAACTCTTGAGGAAACGCAGGCATTACAAGGTTCCTTACATCTGCTGCGACGTTTTTGCTCTTTGCCGCAACCATCTGAGGCGTCTTTGACGCAAGGGCAGCCTTTGACTGCTTGTCAAAAATCCCGTCCTTATAAACAGTCTTGAGGGCCATGCTTGCCTCTAGCCCCTCAACAGCTCCGTCTAGAAGCCGCTGAAGCTTTTCGGCAACGGGAAGCATTTTGTGGGCAAGAGAGATCCCATAGAACTGGTCGTTGACCTTCTCAAACCGAAGATCAACAAAGGGATACCCCTCCATATCTAGCGGGGAAAGGGCGTGCTTAAGGACGGTTGGGCCCGTCTTATCTGCATTTGGCTGCTGGCAAACCCAAAGGACGCGCATCTCCTTGACTCGACGGCGCTTTTTCTTTCCACCGGAGACAACAATCCGACTAGCCCATGCGTGATACCAGACCTCGTAGACCTCTACGTGCTCAGCCTCTTCTCTTCGCCAGACGTTTCCAATGACGTTTTCGTTGGACTCATCAAGGGACTTGACCTTGTCTGCAGACAAGTGCTTTGTCCGCTTAAACCGGCTGTCGTTTTTGATCTCATCAATGTGGATTAGGTGCCGAACCGCCACCCAGGGCATTTTGTGGATCTCATCGTACCCAGGGGGGAATACGAAGTTGAACGGAGAGACCCGAACTAGTGTGGCGTGCGCAGCAGGGCGGTCGGCTGGAATCCCCAGCGCCTCGAGACGGTCCCGAATAGTCTGCATGTCCTCGTCTGCCTCAACAAACTCGTCTTCGTCCAGGTCTCGGTCATAATCCTCGACAGGAACGAAAACTCCCGCAGGCTGGTACGTGATCCTCCCGATGCCTGCAGAAATGACCAGCGCATCATCAAGGACCTTCCGGCACTCGTTGTTAAACCCGCCCTCTTCCCACTCGTAGGCCAGAGCAGCCTGAGCTATCTTCGCCTTGGTTGCCTCGTCCCCGAGTTCTGAGGGCCTCCTCGCCCTTGCGAACAGAGACGGGTCGTTGTGGAAGATGTGTGGCTTAAGCGCATCAATCGTAGACGAAATCAAAGCTAGTCCGCGCTCACCACCAGCCTTCTCTACGCCAAGTCGGTTGGCATCAACCAGCCTTCTCCAGTCATCAAAGTGCGCTTTTCGTATGATGGACTCTGCGGTTATCACCTTGTCCAGCATTGCTGACGCAGCTTCTGGTTTTATAGAGATTCTAGTTGGATCAAACTTCGCCATCACAGCCACCCTGAGCCTATAGTTGACTTAACTTTATTCGATGAAAGCTCATCATCATCAAACCACGATGAGTGACTTGGGGGTAGTCTTTCAACGCTCCGTGGGTTTCTTCTACTCACGGACCCGTGCTCAATGTCACAGACAGCTTGAGCCTGTAGCCAAGACATTACAAGGTCGTCATGCTCTCCAGGCGGAGCTCCAACCTTAACTCTTTTGTGCGTTTCGTCCCCAGAAACAAGAGCAACGGAGCTCGTCGTCTTCTTCGTTAACTCCATGAACATTCTCATCTCTTTGATTAATCGCTCGCTTCGGATTACGGGAATCTCAGAGTTAATAATGTCAATGCCAACATGAACCATCACAGGCTTGCTTGCCACCGTAGTTGTCCACCCGTATCTAGCATCAAAGTTTACAGCCTCAATGTTTTCTCTTTGATACAGGTTCCAGTACTCAGTCTGCATAATTCCGAGAGAAACGGCGTGGCCAACCCCGTTGATTTCCCAAGACAAGAGCGCATCGTTGTAAAAAATGCAAAGCAGCACTGCGGCTTCTGAGGTTTGAAGTGCCTGCATTTTAATCTGCATCTCGGCCACTTGAGACCTAGTGTCTACACGGATTACCTGGATTGCCGTGTAATCCCCAGAGGAGCTGCCTGACGCAGGGTCTACAGCAACAATATAGTCGACCCCCTCTTCTGGATACTCCCATACCCACAGACCATCGCTGCCAGACTCAGTCTTCCTAACTAACTCTGGTTCCATATATCCGGCTAAATTTACTCGCTTATCCGGGGCTGCCTTCTCTGATGCGTCCACTATTGAGCCAACAAAGGATGGCTTGCGGACGCCTGCCTTTTCTACAGCGGCTAGGGGTGGCTCCTCAAAGACTCGGCTTGCTGAGAAGGCAAACGCCTCCTCAGGCTTTCCTGGGTACTCTTGCTTGAATAGGTTCCAGTCCCCCTGGCACTTATCCATCCAGGTTTTGTACGCCCAGAAAGACTGCTCGGGAGACAGGTCGTATTCCTTGATCATCCCAAGAAGCTCTTCGTCAAACCTCTCTAAGATGTCACGAGAAGAGACTCCTTCGGGAAGGGCTCTCGTGTAGTTCGGCATTGCATGCCACGGATAGAAGATCGCCTCCCAGTCGCTCTCTATCTTGTTGCCCTTACTGTCTTCTCCGCGCCAAGCCTTCCAAAACTCTCTATGGAAGTAGCCTCCTGTGCCATTCGCAGTCGACTCGAGAACGACCAGGGTTTCTGGGTCATCCGAAATTGTCTGCATAAGGCCGAGCATGAACGTCTCTGGGTCGTTCCAGAATGCAATCTCAGACCCGTGAAAGTAGTGGATCTCAAAGCCTCTGGTTGAGTGGACCGCATCAGCGACCGAAACCTCAAACCTAGAGTTAAGCCCAGCCGTCTCGTCTAGTGGGTGGGTCATCCACAACTCGTTGTCGTTGTTCCTTCGGAGCTCGGGGCGCAGATCTTCGGTCTCCTTTACAGCGTCTAAGGCCTCAAGAAGATCTTCTGGGCTGTCGTACTTCTTTGGCTTCCCTGCGTCCGCCCCCTTGCTTGGCAGGTTGTCGTACATCTTCTTTGCCATCAAGAAGACGTTGTTTGTTGTGATCCGGTCTACCGCCGTAACGAAAGCCCTTCGATCTCTGTTGGTTAAGCACTGGTGGAAAGCAAGGGCCTGAGTCACGGTGCTCAAGCCCATGCGCCTAGCCTTAAGAACGATGAACCGACCAGGAAGACCTTTCTTTCGAGCAGCCATAAGCTTTTCGTAAAAGTCGATCTGAATCGGATTCAGCTTCAAGGGCACGGTCTCACCGACCTTGCCGTGCATAGACGTCTCTGGCCTATTTAACACCCTTAGGTAGTTCTCACAGAACCAGGGAAAGTCTCGAAACTTTTCCGTAGTTGTGAGGCGCTCCGCGATTTCTCGGGAGCGCTTCAGGCTCATCGCTTTACGTGGCACTAACTCGCGCTTGAGACTTCGGCCAACTCTTCCGCAGTTGGGCCGCTTCTATCCTTCGACGCCTTTGCGCTCTTCTGGACATCGTTAATCTTAGCGACAATAAGCTCCACAGCTCGTTCACGGACTTCGTTTTCGTCGTTTCGGCCAGACTGCTCAGCAACCAAAAGTCGAGATAAGGCCGAGATCTCATCCGTCTTTCTGAGCATTTCGCGCAGACCAACCATGTCTGGAACATAAGCATCAACAACAGCGCCCTTGACCGTATCAGCAAGGATACGCTTTAGCCGCTTAACGTGAGCCTCTGTTGCGTATTGCCGATAAAGGCGGAACCCACGATTCTTTGCGCCACAAAAAACATCCATGAGCGCTTCCTCAAGCGCCTCTGTTTCAGACATCGGGCCCTCGTGACGACTCTTGCCGTGCTTAATGTACCGAGAGAACCTAGTCTGAACCTCTCCGTTAGACAGACAGTTGTCTAGCTGCTCTAGCGTGAGCGTCCTAGATTTCCTGAAATTTTGCTTATTAGTCATCTGAGACATTTCGCTCATAACTATTCCTCCTTGGTCGTGACGTAAGCCGCCCTTGCCGCCCCTGGCCTAGCTGGACGATAGATAATCTCTTTGTTCGACATGGGCTTTTCTTTTTTAGGCTCAGGCGAGTCTGTGGCCACGGGAGCGACTTCGGCCTCTTCTCGAAGATTGTCACGAGCAGCGCTAACTGCATTAAGGATGGTTCTCCTTCCCTTGCCTTCCAGCTCGTCACTGTAGATAGCTTCCAACTCTTCGTCAGACAGTCCGCCCAACTCCGCAACTACCTGCTTGGCAGTCATCTTTTTCAAATCAATAGACATAAAAAACTCCTTCCGACCACTTTGGCCATTGAGACAATCGTAAGACTACATGAATAAAAAACAAATGTGTCCAGTGGCTATCGTCTAGCTCGGTGATACCATCCGATTGCGCGCAAAGCCTGGCTGCAGCCTGGGCCAATGGGCCTCAAGAGCCTTTCCTCCTTCCTTGACTCTTGAGGCCCTAGGCCGAGAGCCTAGTCAGAGTCTTGCACCGTTAGCCGTACATCCACATAGCCCTTGCTTGAGCACTCAACCGTCTCCTCTTCAGATACGAGGCCGCTGTGCCTCATCTCAGAAAGCATTCTTCGGGCCGCTTTAATTAGCTGGCCCCTAGAGGATTCGTCCTCGCATTTAGGAGAGATGATTATGCGAACCAGTGGTTCAGGTCGCTTGGCTTGCTCTGCCTGAAGCACAAAGCAGGCACCGTTGTCGACCCTGCAGTCGGGGTCGCGCCAGCGGGGATCGCTGAATGGAATACAGGGGGGAGCTGCTGGTATGTGGCAGTCCGGCTCCATCACAATCTTTGTCTTTATTACCTTTGGCTCTTCAACTGCTTGAAGGAGGGTCAGGGCAACTAACCCCCAAAGAAACATCAGAGCTCGCCATCTTCCTGAAGAAACTTGACGGCCTTCTGAAGTCTTCGCAGTTGGCGCTCCATGTCCTCTGGGTCGAAATCGTCGCCCAAGACCAAGAGGCGCTTCTCAAGAAGGCCAACCTTTGCCTTTGCCTCAGCAACCTCAGCCTCAAGCTTGGCGTGAATGGCTTGACATGGTGGGGGAGACACAGCTCCCGCGCCTGCCATGTCTCGCTGCATCTCAAGCTTCTTAAGCTCAATCTCATGCTTTTGCTCTGCACGCTCAGAGTAGAAGGACCAGGCCTTCTTGCCCCCGAGAACGGCTAGGAGGGCCAGAACCACAGCAACGATTGGCGCGTACTCGCCGCCCAGTTGGGTGGCTGCGTCTGTAACCTGCTCAATCTCTGCTGAGACAGGGATCTCAGCTACGGTCTCTACTTGCTCTTCTTCTTCCACCTTTAGACTCCTTGGATTCTCAGGGACTAGCCTGTCGGCCTCTTCTTCAGTGGGCAACTCAGTGTAGATTCTTATTACCGAGCCGTCTTCTAATTTGCACCCGGTAAGGCTATGCGTCTCTTCAGAGACCCTTACGTTATTATCTTTGAGTAATACCGCGTACTTACCGCCTTTGACGGTACAGTCGGTGCTACTTGACAAGCTTATGCCCCTACCTCTGTAGGTCTCTGAGCCTAGTGTTCGGGTCAATGTCGTACCCAAGAGCGTTGTACTGCTGAATTAAGCTCTGGCGAAGAGCTTCCTTCTCAGCGTCCGCCGCTTCAATGGCGCGCAACATTGCAGCCTGTGAAACCATCCCGTCCTCTGGAAGGTGCTGCTGAATGAGAGAATCTTGAGGGATTCTAATTGTTCCAGCTCCACTAGGCCTCCCCATTAGGTTTACCGCAAGGGCGGAGCCTCGAGAGGGGGTCATCTGGACTTCACGAGCAGGCTGCCTGAAGAGCCGATCAGCGGCCATGCCGTCTAGCAGTGGCCCCTCCGGGATTGGAACTGGAGGTCCTGACATCGGAGCGGGCGGCATGGGCGCGCTTACACCCCTCATCCCCATCACCTCAGGCTGACCACTTACTGCGTCAAGCCCAGTCGGGTCTGCGTACCCGCTAAACAGTGCTGCTGCAGGAAGGCCATCAAGCATCGGGCCCTCTGGAATAGCAGACTGCTCGCTCAACTGTTGTTGTGCGGCTAACCGTCTAGCCATGTCTGGGGTAAAGATTCCGTCTGGCATGTCTATCTCCTGAGATCTCTCAGTCTGGTGTCTGGGTCGATGTCGTACCCTAAAGCATTGTACTGCTGGATAAGGCGTTGTCTTTCAAGTTCGTTTTCTATCTCGCCCTGCCTAGCAAGCTTTTCAATCATTGCTGGGTCTACGATGCCTTCATACCGTGGGTTCTGAGGAGTAAACACTCCTGCCGACCTAGGTCTGGCCGATTCATAGCCAAGGACAGCAGAGCCCGCGCCTACGCCAGAACCTAAGAGCGCGTCAGTAACAATACCAACTGGGCTGAGGGCTCCTTTGACAATCCCTTTGCCGCCGCGCTTAAGGAAGCCGCCGACCTTCTCTCGGAACGTTGGCGGCGTCGGCGCGAACTTGGGGTCTCTAGCTACTTCGTCAAACAGTCGTTGCGCGTGAGAAGCCTGAAGATCGTGGGTTTCTCTCCAGTCCCTTCCCCATGATGGCGCTGGAGGAATTTTAAGCGGGTCAGGGTCTCCTAGGCGAGCCGCCGCATCCCTAAGCACATCGTCAATATCATCTACTGTGGTGAGTGGCTCGCCAGACATAGAGGCGACCCCTTCCGTCCAGGCATATTGGTCAGACGGAGTAATCCTCCTGACCAATCGTGGTATTCCGTGGTTTT